GTCATTGTTGATCCATTACAAGATATGGAAGAACCATATTGTTGTCTAGACGGTGCTCCATTATTTTGAAATTGCACAGCCTGATTGGTAACATTTCCCGTTGCTGCTGCCACAGGATTGGACGAGTTGTTAACGTCTCCTTCTGCATATGCTGGTGTTATTGTGAGAATACAGAGAGCGATGTAGTGGTAGAGTTTATTGTAAAGTTTGTTGTGGTATCCCATTGTTCAACTAAGCCAGCGGCTCTTGTGGTTGTTTCTAGCGTCCAAGGTAGAGTTGAATCTGTTACAGTAAATGTAGTACCACTACCTGCTATATCAGCAGAAGGTGTTACATTAGATCCATTCCAAGTGTTTACTTCAGCACCAAAAACTTGACGCTGTTCTACTTCGGTTATAGTTTGTGTGGTAGTGGTCGTTGAGTTCATACTACCTGTGGTAAATTGAGGTGTAACGGTATTAGCATATGCACCTGCAGGTAGCAGTAGCATAGCAATAAGTAGTTTTTTCATTGTTTAGGTTTGTCCTCTTTTGACTTTTTGTTGTTACCTGTAGAGAGCCCAAAAGTCGCTAAAGCTCCTGTAAAAATCGAGGCCACAAAAGTTATATCAGATGATGCTCCAGTCTTTTTTACCATAGGTAATTCGACATAATTTAATGTAATAATAAAACCAGACCAGATGACTACACCTAAACGCACTGCTGCACCTAGTATAGCCATCTGTTCATCATGGTCATCTACATTTTCTTTTAGTTTACCTAAGAAACTTCTGGGTTGTCCTTTGATAACCTTTTCTTCTCCCTTTTCTCTTTCCATTTTTTTATTTTCTTTTCTAAGAATTTTTGTATCTTTTTCCTTAGTTTTTCTATAATTGGTTGAGTTATAGTTGTCGCTGCAACAGCTGCAACAGCAGCTATAGTTGTAGTCGCTACAACATCAGCTGGAGGTAAAGGAATTGGTGGAAAAGGTGGTGGTAGTGTAAGTTTAGGTGGATCAACGGTTTCTATAGGTTTTGTACCTTTTGGTTTTTGTAACTGATTAGGAGGTACAACCAAAGGTTTATAACTAGGAACGTCAGCAGTAGGTAAAGGTATAGATATTGTTTTTAACTCTTGTGAAGGTGGTAACTTTAAGGTAGGTATTTCCAATTAACTAGGCTTAGGATACTTAGCTTTTACTGGATCTACTATATCTGTTTTCCACTTGTCTATACCGTGATGATAAATATAATCTAATTGTGTACCCCAATCTGGATATATTGTATCTGTAGTAACAACACCATCCACTTCTTGCCCTGTTCTTTGTCTTTTGTAAACTTCTTCTTTTTTAAGTCTTTCTACTTCTGCTTCTACTTCTGCTTTAGTTGGTATCTTGCTTTCGTCAGTTAGTTTTCCGTTTCCTACATACCAATGTGTAATATTTTCGTATGTATCTTCATTTCCGACTAAACTAAAGTAAGCTCCACCACAAAGATTATCAACAGCAGATAAAAAAATACTTTCGTATTTCATAATAAAATCTCCCATATGTTTATTCTAGAACCACATAAGCCACCGTCTAAGTGGTTATGGTCAGTAGCGTTAGGGTTAATTAACGCAAATGGTCTACCACCACTGCTATTATTAGATTTATAAGTAGCTATTATGGTTGAGTTACCCGTAGTTGTATAGTTTCCAAACTGACCACATAACATTAAAAGTTTTGATCCGTTTGCAGCAACGTGTGTGTAAGTTCCAACTCCTTGATCGGCTCTTGTTCCTCCACTAACTACAAATGTGCTGCTATTAAATGAAGCTCCTAATCTTACGTCTACATTACTGAAATCAGTTTGGTCATTTTTACCGTAAAGGTATCCTACAAAAGCAATAATACTACCACTTTCTTTTTTGTTATAATTACCAAAATCTGCAAACATCATTTCAGTTGTACCATTATTAGACAACTGTCGTCTAGTTGTATAGCTTTTACTGCTAAAGTTAACAACGTGTGCTGCTCTTGTTTGAGCTTCATCACTAAAATATATAGCCATTACGATACCTCCGTTAGGTTAAATTTATACTTTTTACCAGAACGGTTATTTTTTAAGAACAAGTCTGATTCTCCTTCTTGTATAGTCCAATCGCCCCAAGTTCCATCGACATCATTAGATGAACCTTCATTAGATAAGTTAAGGTCATTGGTGTAGACGTTTCTCCAGCGAGCTGATGATGTACCTAGATCATAAGTGTCGTTACTTACAGGAACCCAATGCATTCTTGCTGTACCAACATCTCCAGCAATTCGTAAATCAAATTCGTTATCAGTATCATCATAAATTAAAAACTGACCATTATTATTAATTAATGAATAATCAGAATTGTTGTCTGTATCAGTTAAGAAAAAACGAGGATAACTACTTTGTATTCTTACATTACTAGTAAAAGTAGCACCTGATAAAGTTGCATAATCAGATAAATTTCCAGAACCATTATTCGTAGCTCCAGTAGCTATACCATCTAGTTTGTTATGATGTGTTACTGACATAACACCAGCAGCAGATCCAGATGCTTCATTTATAGTTGCATTGTTTCCTGTGCTACTGTTTATAGTTACAGAACCTGATGCTGTAGAAGTACTTAGGTTTGTAGTTGTGTTAACTGTATTTGTAGATGCTGCTGTAACTCTTCCTTTAGCATCAACAGTAATTGCTGGAATAGCTGTGGCTGAACCGTAGCTACCAGCAGTTACTCCAGAGTTTGCTAAGTTAGATAAGTCTTGTCTTAAAAGTGGGAATCCACCAGCTGTTGAACCGTTGTGTACGACAAGTGATTCCTTGTCTGTATCTACAGTAACTTCACCTTCGGCTCCAGTAAAGCTACTATGTTGCGAGGTTGTTCCTCGTCTTAGTTTTAATAATTTTGCCATTATGCGATTGACCCGAAGTCTAAAGTTAAGTTAGTTGTAGTTATTACGTTAGGAGCAATAGTCTGTCCAGATAAAAGAGTTGCTATTGTAGCTGCATTAAGTCTTGCTTGTGGTACAGTGCCAGAAGATAAGTTACTTGCATTTTGATAAAACGAACTTGTTTGTCCATCTAACAAATCAGCGTCCAATCCAGAACCAGAACCGTCAACAGTTTTTATAAGTGTAAGTATTTCACTAGCTGTTTGGTCAGCAGTAGCTCCACTTTCTATACCATCTAATTTGCTATGATCTGAGTTTGTAAAATTATTATCTGTTTGTGATGCTACAGAAAAATCTATAGTACCATCACTATCTTGATAAGTTACAGTAATACCTGATTCAGTATTACCAGAAAGCATAGCTCCTACAATATCTTGTATTTCTTCAGCTGTTTGATCGGCAGTAGCTCCAGATTCAATACCATCTAATTTAGTACCATCAGCAGCAACATCTCTGCCATCTACTGTTCCTGATACAATAATATTAGCATTAACGGTTTGATTACCAGTAAAGGTGTTAGAACTTAGACCAGCTAAACTTCCTGTAGCTGTTACACCACCCTGCCATGCAGAACCATTATACACTCTTAACTCATTTTGAGTTGAGTCAAAGTATAAGTCTCCTACATCAAGACTTGAAGTTGGTGCAGAAGATGCAATACGATAACGATTAGCAAATGTATTTACGTCTGTTATAGATCCAGCAACAGTGTTGACATTAGATATATTTGTAGCAGTTGTATTTACATTTGATATAGAACCAGCAACTGTTGTAACATTTGAGCTGACTCCAGCCACAGTAGTTATATTTGAGTTATTACCAGCAACTGTGTTTATATTAGTAGCATTGCTTACCGCAGCGTTAATATTACTAGCGTTACTTACGGCACTATTAATATTACTTGAGTTATTAGCTACAGAAGTTATATTAGAGTTGTTACCCGCTACAGCAGTAACATTAGAGTTGTTGCCAGCAACTGTAGTTACATTAGATGCAATTCCAGCAACTGTAGTTATATTACTAGATATGTCAGCTAGTGTGTCCATATCAGACACAATAGCACTTGTAGCCAAAGTGTTCATATCAGCTACAACATCTGCAGTACCAAGTGTTGCTAAATCTGCTACAGCATCAGCAGTACCTAACCTACCAATTTCAGTAGCCTTACCAGCAACTGCACCTATGTCTGTGGCATCAGCAGCTACCGCATTAATATTAGTAGCATTACCTGCAACAGCAGTTACATTAGATGATATACCTGCAACAGTATTTATATTAGTATTATTACCAGCTACTGTGTTAATATTGCTTGCGTTTGATACAGCAGCATTAATGTTACTTGCATTAGATACTGCACTATTTATATTACTTGCATTGCCAGCTACAGGAGTCACGTTAGATGAAATACCAGCCACAGTTGTAATGTCGCTTGATATATCAGCTAGCGTATCCATGTCAGATACTATTGCTGTAGTACCTAAAGTATTCATATCAGCAACAGCATCAGCAGTACCAAGTCTACCTATTTCTGTTGCCTTACCTGCTACAGCTCCTATATCAGTAGCATCAGCTGCAACAGCGTTAATGTTTGATGTATTGTTTGCAACTGTAGTTACATTAGAAGAGATACCAGCAACTGTATTTAATGTTGAGTTACCTGTACCTGTGCTAACAGCTTCTGTAATCAGACCTAAATCTTCTTGAAAGACTAATTGTCCAGCTACAATATTAACATTAGCAAGATCAGATGCATTAGGTGTTACTGCACTAAAACCATCACCAGAACTAGCATCATAGACCATCATAACTTTGTTAGATGAGCTATCAAACCATAAATCTCCAACAGCTAAAGAACTTGAGTCTGCCCTGGCTGTAGGTGCATTAGTACTTATTTGATAACGATCTGCAAAGTTATTTATATCTGCTACGTTTGTTGCAGCAGTAGAAATTGATGAAGATATACTTGCAACAGTTGTTACCTCGGTTGCTTTTGGTACAAGTCTATGAAATGCATATGTATGTAATGTAGAAGTTGTCTCTACAATTACACCAAAACCTGCGGTAAGAACGGTTGATCCACACCCTGTAATAGATACAGTGTTACCAGTTCCCGCACCGTTTGCAATAGTGACTGTGCCACTACTTGGTGTACGTGTGCTTGATATAGATTTAATGGATACCAGAGTACCAGAACCATTATTAACATCAGGATTAGCAGTCGGAAAAGATGTTTCATTTGCAATAGGTACGAAGCCACCAACGTCATCAACTAAATCAATAATTCTGTCATTGATAGCAGCGGTTGTAGCGATTGTTGTGTCATTATCTGGAAATGCTTGACCATCTTTGATAGTCTCTGTAGTTGATGCGTTAAAGTAGCGAGCCTCAGCAGCAGCAGTTGTAAAGAATGTAGTATCATCTACACTATGACTCGCTTGCTCACTATTAGTTACAATAACTCCATCTGCAATTTTAGCAGCTGTTATAGCGTTATCTGCTATCTTATCTGTAGTAACATTACTGTCAGCTATTTTAGCAGTCTGTATTGCATTATCAACTATGTTTCCTGTTTGTACCGAACTATTAGCTAATTTAGCATTGGTCACTGCACTGCTTGCTAGTTTATCAGTCGTTACAGCACCATTGTTTATTCTATTTGTAGTGACTGCTCCGTTAGCAATTTGAGCTTCTTGTACTGCATCGTCAGCTATTTTTGCATTTGTAACTGCATCGTTAGCTATCTTAGCTGTTGTTATTTGACTGTCAGCTATATGTTCTGTGTCAATACTTGAATCAACATATTGGTTTGAGTTAACTGAATTATCAGCTAATTTATCATTTGTAATTGCATCGTTAGCTATCTTAGCTGTAGTAATATTAGCGTCAGCTATTTTAGCTGTAGTTACATTGTTGTCAGCTATCTTTGCTGTAGTTATGTTGCTGTCAGCTATCTTAGCTGTTGTTACTTGATTGTTACCTATGTGTGCAGTATCAATAGATCCATCAACATAATGTTCAGAGTTTATCTGATTGTCTGCAATTTTAGCACCCGTTACTGAGTCTGCAGCTAGTTTTGCAGTACTTATAGCACTATCTGCTATGTCTCCTGTGTTAATACTACCATCTATAATATTAGTACTATTTATAAATGGTTGTGGTACACCATTAATAGTAGCTGGTGCACCATTAAATATAGCATTTTCTAAATCAAGTGCTTTGTTTCTAGCATCCTGTGCTGTAAAGTTAGATTCAGTAGCTGAGTTATTTAAATCTGTAGCTCTTATTGTACTACCACTAGCAAAAGTAGTATATGCACTGTCTGCATCCCTTGTTCTACGTTCAATAGTTACTATTGCTCCACTAGGTAGTGCAGAGTTAAATGTAATGGTGTTGTTATCGCTGGAAAGTTGGTAGTTATATAAAGTTGTACCTGCTGAAACTGCAGGGAAGTATAATCCGTCTGTGTTGTTTACCTGTGGGTGACTAGATTGTGCAGTACTACCAGTAGATTGGCGTAGCTGCAATACTCTAGTACCACCCGACAATGTAACATAAACATCTAGATCATCTTTGTTATTCAGTTGTATACTGACAGGACTAAATGTTGTTGTTGTACTATTAGTCGTGGCAGGGAATTGTTTTTTAGTTGTAACTGCCATTGATAATCAATGTTATTTTGGTATATTTAAAAGTTTATTTATTTGTTCATAATTACCAGAACCACCAAGTCTTTTTAAACGTGCTGCTTCTTTTAGCTTATTATCAAGCTCAGGGTTCTCTGCTATCATTTTATAATATGCCTCTTTCTTTGCTTTTCTAAAGACCTTTTGTACCATTTGGTAAAACTCCTGATCTTCTACTCTAATACCCATACGTCTACGTCCCTTCAAATCTTTAAATTCTTTATATCCATTTTGGAACGCTTTACTTGCAAATACTTTTTCTAACTCTGACCGTAAATTACCCATAGACAAATATTTAGTCATTAAAGATCTTTCAGCTGAGGTCAACTGTATACCTTTGTATGTTCTAAGTACATCTGGTAAATTATACCCTATATCATATAGAGTTGTTTTTACGGGGTCTCCAGAGGTATTAGTAATTGCTATTGGTGATATAAAGTTAAATGCACGTAATAATGGGTTACTTCCAGGAATTTGGAATGGTGTACCAGATCTATCTTTCGACAATATATCATACTTAGGAGGTAGTGTAGATTTAAAGATAGCATCACGTCTAACCATAATCTCAAACATACCTACTGCTTCTTTTTGGTTAGCGTCTAGCAAGTCACCAATACTACCTAAAAGACCAGACCAAGGTATAATAGATCTTGCTGTTTGAGCAAATAATCTACCACCTTTTCTTTCTAAACCTTGAGGGTCTAAAACAGTAGCTAAGTCCTCTACACCTGCAAGCATAGATTTATCTACTAGAGCTGCAGACATCATAAATATAGCAGTCTCTGCAAACTCAGAAAACAAATCTTCATCCAAAGCATGTTGATAGTTAAATAAATTAGCTGCTGTTGCAATAATAGTATTAAAAGGCTCAAAGTCTCTGTAAGATACTAGAGTATCACCAACTCTCATTGTGTAAGGTCTAATACCTTCCATCGCCCATAAGTCTCTTGTTTCCTTGTCTCGTGGAGTGTCACCATAAATATTACCAGCTGCAGCTCCCATTATTGCCATTGAAAATATAGCAGAACCCATAGCAATTCTACCTTCCATAAGTGCTTTTTCTGCTGGTAAATCTGCTGCAGTCAAACCATATTTTTCTAGGTTTGTACCTGCCATAATATCCTTATATCTTTTACTGAAGATTTCTAAGGGTGTATGTTGAGTAGTCAAACGTAAAGCATTATAACCAGTTCTAGCAAACGGGAAGAAGAACATACCTAAAGGATTACCACTTATTGTTTCAAAGACCTTCATCCAGCCTTCAATATCCTTAGTCATGGTAGCTTCTCGACCAGCCATTAAAGCTGCCTGATCTGTAACCACCATCATATTACCATCGCTTTGTGTAAATATTTGATCTAAAAATCTTTGCTCTTGTGCTTTTGCATAGTCAGTAAGATTTTCTAGAGGTATACCTTTTTCTACTCCTTCTTGAGCTGCTCTTATACGAGCTGTAAAACGTCCTATAGCTGTTCTAGCTGCAGCGTCACCTGCTCCCATAATGTTCTGTGAGTAACGGAACCAAGGGTTAGTATTTATCTTTACAATCTGATTTATAGCTCTGTACATCATTTTTTCAGCTGGTGTACCAAACTCTTCTGCATACTTACCTAACTGTTGAAACTTAGCTAAGTCTCTTGGTAAATCAAATCTACCTTGATATGACAGACGTTTGTTATGTACACCTTGATCCCAGTTATACTTAAATATTCTAAAAGTATCTGCGTATGCTTTACCTATACCATCTATAGCTGCAGCTGCCACAGCAGCCTGTGCTCTATCTTGTCTTAGTGTAGCTCCAGCCCACATTTGAAATGGTCTGAGTACAGCAATAAGGTTTGTACCTACAACAGCTCTCATGGGTGTCTTAGGTGAACTAAGTATAGAGTTATAATATACAGACGCTAACTCTCTAAATACTTGAGATGGGATGCGTTGACCGTTAATCTCACCACCAAAACCTAGCCTTTTCTTAAGATAATTTTGTATCATAGATAGAGAAGTTACCCTACCATCTGTAATAGCATATATCTCTGCTAGTTGACGAGCTTGTTTTTTATCACCTTTTTCTATTAGTTCTTTAAGTCTTTCTGTAAAAGTCTTTTCTTCTAACTCAATCTGTTTAAGTTTTTTCGCTAATTTTTTACGACTTCCTTGTTCAAACAGTCCAATACCTTTTTGTACTTGTAGTGCATTACCAGTCATGAAAGATATTTTCTTCATCTCAACCATAGCAAGTTGTATATTATCAAGTATATCTAATGCTTGTCTAGTTGGGTTAGCACCTTTTGGTAACATAGTAACACCTGTACCTATGTCTGACGCTTTTTTAAGATTGTGCATTACTGCAATTTTCAAAGCGTTAGCCATTTGAGGTGTTATAGTTATAATTTTTTCTCCGTCAAAATCCCAGAATATAAAGTTTTTTCTACCTGTAAGATCAGATACATCAACTTTTTTTGTACCAAGGTCTGCATTAAGATAACGTCTTAGTGCATTTATACCTTCATCACCACCAACAGCAATAACTTCATTTATTTCTTTTGCCATTTGATAGTACATATCAATCCTTTTTGCAAAGGGTTGTGCATTATCAATTTGTTTAAAAGCATCTTCTGAAATGCTATCCATGACTTCTTCAGCTAGTTTACGTAAACCTTGGTCATCACCAGCCATCTGTCTGGTTCTAGCATTAGTACTCATGTTAGTAGAACCCACAGGTCTTTGACCCATATTGTTCATCTTAGTAGCTTCTTCTACATATTCTGTGTATGGGTTGTCAGTATCTGTTGAGACACGCTGACTAGCTTTTTCTTCGTTACTAAATTTATTTGGGTTTACCTCTGGATCTGGTTTACGTAGTCTGTTAGCTCTTTCTTGCCTACGACTCATACCCATCTCTGGTAGCCAAGGGTCTCCTGCAGCTTGACCTTTTCTCATTGCAAAATCTATATAGTCCTGTAAAGTTGCAGTTTCTGTAGAAGTTTTACCTAATTCTATTTGATTAGGGGCATCCCAATATATTCTAACTTGATGTGTTCTTTTACCTTTAGCTCTGTATATACCACCTTTATGCGTATAACCACCAAAACCTGCAGCTTCTAATCTTTTTTGTAAAGGATCAAAAATCATTTCTGCAAATTCAACACCACTTACATCATCATACTTTGCATACTCTCTTGCTTCCCGTATAAAATCTCCTAGACTTCCTGATCTACCAATATCTGCTAGTGCTCTATCCATAGCTTCACTAACATACCTATCCTCGTCTATTAACTTATCTATTTCTTTAAGAATATCGTCTGACATAGGAGCATCTAAGTCATAAAATTTTACTTCTTTTAGCTCTCTAGTTTTGTATACTATAGGTTCTGATAACTCAGCTTTAGTAACATTTTTGTTTTTATATTTATTAGCAGTAATTAGATCATCTGTAGTGTAAAAACCATATCCAAATAATCCTGGGCCGTCCTTACCAAAGTAAGCGTCAGAGTCATATGGCCCTACTAATTTATCTATTTCAGAGGCAGCACCATGAAAGTATGTACCTTTACCACGAGTATCAACTATACGATCTTGTTCTTTTACGTTTATATCACCAAACTCAGGATCTTTAATAGTAATATCACCTTTAAGGTCTTCACCAGCAAACAGTCTTTGTACTTCTTCGTAGTCTTCGTCTTCTAAATATTTTCTTAAATATAAATCGAAATAGTCTACATCGTTACGAAAACCTTTACCCTCAGCAAAGTTAGCATTAGCTTGTAATCTAGCTTCAGCAGCGTCATCATACCCTTGTTTACGTATGTAATCATACATAACTTGAGTACCTTCGTTGTTTGCTCTGTTAATAACGTCAGAATAAAAGTCTTTGATAACAAAACCTTTACCTACTGCATCTGTAGAACCTGTAAGTAATTTGGGTTCTTTACCTTCTAGTAGTTTCTGTTCTTCAATAAGTTCTTTTGCTTTTTTAGTAGCAGCAAACTTACCTTTTAAATAACCTACCAAAGCATGCCCTACAATATTCATACCCGCACCAGCTATAACTGATTTGATACGAGCTGAGTATGGATTATCTTCTTCGTTAACAGCTAAGGCTTTACTAAATGGTATTATAGGAGCATACTGATCTACAAGGTTTGCTATATTACCTTCTTCACTATCATTCATAATAAAGTCAGCTACAGCACCCTCGCTGGCTATCTTACCAAATTTTGCTGCTTTAGGACTAAGTAAGAACTGCATAGGTCTAGAACCAGCTTTCATCTTGTTTACAAGACCAGCCATTTTAGTACCAGCAGCAGTAGCCTTAGCACCACCTAAAGCACCTCCAAGGGCTCCACCTGTTTTTGCAGTTAGTACTGCTAGTATACCAAACTCTCCTAAACCTCTTGCTAGTTTACCAAGACCTGATTTTGTCTCAGGTGTAAACTGATCTGGTATATCTATCCAGTTACCTTTTTCATACTTATCACTAAAAGGATTGTCAGACTCAAATTGATGATGTCCAAACAAGTTAGCAGCTGCTGTGTTGAGTGTATCACCACTAAGGTCTAAAAACTGTCCAATACTCTCTGCAGCGTCTATAGCTGCTCCTGGTACTATAGAAGCAACGTCACTAAGAGCATCTAGAGGATTGTCAGCTATAAAACCTTGATCCTCTGCTTTTGCTTTTTCTTGCTCTAGTATTTTATCTTCAAGCCCTTTTTGCTTAATAAGTTCTTGTCCTACCTCTCGTAAATCTTGAAACTCGGCATCGGTAGGATAATCATACGAGTTTATGGGTCTTAATGTGTCGCTCATAATTATTCACCCAAACCTAAGTATTCTTTAGATTTTAAGAGTATATACTCCATTCTCTGTTTGTTTAATTGTTTAACCTTGTTTTTGTCTGCACCTTGGTATTTACTACCATGCTTCTCCATCCATTCATCTCTAAATACAAAGAATTTTGAATCAGTAATCGGTACATACTTACCACCTAAATCATGACTTTCTTGGAACTGTAATAATTTTTGTAAGTTAAAGTATTCTTTTTTACTGTTAAGTATACTTGTATCTTGCTTTCTTATTTTAGTTGTAAGATTATCAATATCTGTGTAGATTTTTAAAGCTTGCTTATACTTATCATATAGAGGGTTACGTATAACACTTCTACCATAGAAACCAGCACTAGGTACTACTATATCTTTTGGTGGTATAAACTGTTCATTATTAAGTATTTCTAGAATAGCTTTATTTTTTTCTGTATCTCTTAAATTTATATTCTTAACATTACCTACAATGTTTTCCATAACATAATTAGGTTCTAAGTTATACTTAGCCTCTGTTTTTGTAAGATCTCTATACTGACCTGTAACAAGTGTATCACTACTGTAAGTACTTATTAACTTAGAAGTATCTCCTGAGTAATACGCATCTAAAACAGAATAGGCATAATCAGATTTTTGGTTACTAATATTATCATAAATACTACCCTCACCATAATCATTCATAGATCCTTCGCCAAATCTCATACCAGTAGCTACCATAAGTATAGCTTGGTTTTTGTCATTGGTTGTTTGTAATGCTGTTTTTAGTAAATAGTTTACTTGTTTACGTCTTACCTCTTCTTGTATTAATGCACTGTTGTCATACTTATCTTTTTCATAGCCAAATCTAGTTAGCACTTGATCTAGGTCTCCTTCAAATATAGGAGATTCTATGTTGACAATAACAGCGTTTGTTAATGTATTTAGATCAACAGCACCTAGTTCATCTATAGCTCTTGATGTTCCTTCTGGACTACTGTTAAAAACTTTAGCTAGATGTGGATATTCATTCTTAACCTTATTATGTAATGCTTGTAGTTCGGCAGAAAAACTTGTTAATGGTATATCCTCTAGTCCATTGACTCTACGTTGTAAATTTAAAACATCTATAGCTGTATAACCTGTTTCGCTATACTCTGATATTTCAAACAAAGCGTTAGGTAACTTACGTATAATACCATCTTCACCTTTTTCTGGGTCTAATAATTTACTACCTGCAGGTATAAGAACTTTAGTTGCTATAAAATCTTCTTGTTTACCAGATGCTTGTAGTATATCTAATTTATTTGTAACTATAGCACCTTCTAGTAATTGAGTTTCTATATCTTGTCCACCTGCTATTGTTGGAGGTTGCATCCTAATATCAGTAAATTTTTCACCATCTCGTGCAAAAATACCTGTACCAGCTTGAAGCTCTGATCCAACTTCTATAGCAGCCTGTGATAAGGCTTTAGCCCCAGAACTACCATTTAAATAATACAAGTTAGCCTTACGTAGTAAATAGGTTCTAGTTGCATCTTTAATAGCGTTCATTGCTATTTCATCAGTAAGATCAATACCTGTTTCTTTTACTATAGAGTCTATTGTAGCATTAATAGGTTTTAAAGTTGTATCTAAAAGAGTATCAAAGTTAGATTTACCCATCTTAGACCAGATAAGATTATCCTTATATATAAATCTTTCTTTCTTACCATTAGCATCTTCCATTATCTCTTTTAGAGCTGTTGGGTGCATCTGTAACATATCTACACTAGACAAAAATCCTCTTTCTTCCATAATATCATCAGCTTTACCCATAGAATCAGTATAGTTAAAATGAGTTGGATCAAATTGTGCTAAAGCTAGTAGTTTAGTTTGAAAGTCAGGTTCGTCAAATATTAAATCGTAAGCACCACTTGCTTTTATTAGTTCAGCTTGATTTTGAACTTCGTCTATAGTTAAGTTACCTTTACGATACTCACTGTAATAACCATTAACCTCTGTGGTAAAATCAGATAACATTGCTTTACGTAACCTTTCATTCTGTAAGGCTACCTTAGTACCATGCTGTGACATTATTTCTTGTAGATTTAAGTCACCTGCCATTAGGGTTTCTAGTGTACCCTCCATACCAGCCATCTTAAATTTTTTGTTCAATAAATGTTCAGTAAGTTCTGCTGCCGTGTCAGAATCTAAAAATGAATAAGCCTTTTTTATAGCCTCTATAACTCTAGTTTTATTAGCTTTGTATGGGCTAACATTAGAATTAACCATAGCTTCGCTGCCAGGGCCTTCGGTAAGTAGATTTTGTATAGCACTATCTAAAGCAATAATACTACGATTTTCTTCTATAGTTGTACCGTCTGCTAGTGTAACAGTTGTCACTCTATCAGCATCAAAATCTATTGAAGATGTAATTAACGTGTCAACTCTACCAACTTGTTGTTGTTCACCTAGTTGTGATCTTTCTTTTACATACTCTTTCTCTCTATACTTATCAGTAGTCTCAACTACCTTTGCAGTAAGATAAGCATTTCTAACTACATCAGAAGCACCAAACGGGTTGTTGTTAGCAATGTATTGATCTTCAACATAATCTTCAATCTCTTTCTTATGATCTGGGTTTATTATTTCACTATATTTACCAATCGTATAAGTAGTATTATCTTTAGTTGTAAAAGACTCTTCACTATTCTGTAAAGTATCTATTAGATGTGCACTATAACCTTGAGCAGATTCTTGTAACTGAGCTCTCACAAAACCCCAACGAATGTTTGGGCCAAGTTTTTTTAGGTTAAGAGCTCTTATTTTATCTTTAAGTGAAATCTCTTCCTCTGCTTTTCTACTAATAAATGCATCAACAGACTCATTAATTTCTTGAGACATTGAGTTTACTTTCTCCTCAATCTCTTTTAATTGCTCTTTATCAGCGTCAATTTTGGCTACTGCGTCTGGATCACCCGCACGGTATCTTCTTTCAAATTCTATACCTTCTTGGCGTTTATTATCAATATATGCTTTACCTATATTTTCAACAGACTCTTTTAAAAAACTGTTTAAATTCTCACTAAACTGAGATAGTTGTCTTAGTTGAAATTGATCGTTACTGTATTGTATTTTATCTTGTCGATTTAACTCGCCAAGCTGATCTGTCGATGTTTGTTTAAATTCTGTTACCGTTTCCTTACGCTGTTTATCCATAGCCTTAGCTAATGCAGCAAGATCGTTTGCGTCTTTCTTGTTGTATGTGCGTTTGGAATACGAGGAGTTTTGTGTACTACCTGAGTATGTCATAACCTTAGTTATTTTTTAAAGAAGTTGTCCTGCCAATAATCCTGTCCACCAAGAGTTGTTCCCGTACTAAAGACAGTACCTATACCGCCAAGTATTGGGCCAAGTGGTGATGGTTTTGGAGGAGCTTTTTGTTTAATTGGTCTTATTGTTTGGAACGAAGCTGTGGGAGCTACGTAAGCGGATGTAGATATGTTGTTGTAAGCTGAAGTATTAGCAGCATAGTTGTCTAAATCTAAGCCAAACTGCTTGATACCATAAGCTCTTGTTGCGTCAAATATGGTTGCATCAAGTTGTGCATTTGCCATACCAAACTCTCTTTCAATATCATCAAGAGTCAGCATCATAGATTGACCAGCTTGCTGTCCGCTTGCTAGTACTGTTCCTTGAGCTTTGATTGCTTTTGCTAAGTTAGTTTGACTATCAAACATTGTTTTAGTCACCTTTTCTCTTAGCTCGGCTTGAGCAGCTTCAGATGCTCTACTGTGTTCTAATTGATTTATTTGTTTTTGTTGATAGTATGCAGATCTAGCTGCAGCATCAGCTTGTAATTGTGCAGTAAATACTTCACCTTTGCGTTGGTCATTGTATGCTGATATTGTTATATCATTAATATACTTTTGTCTTGCCATCGCATTAGAACGATTAACAGCATCGACTTGGGCTCGATATGCTCTGTTCTGTTCAGCAATACCACTTACAGCTTGAGCTGCACCTAAGCCGATACTGAAGGCCAAGGTTGTGCACATGGTTTAATAAATGTTATAAGAGGGACGTTGTTGTAGACATGATAGTTGACAAAGGTAAAACCTAAAAGTTTTAGTAATTTTATATGTGATTCATTTCGCATATCTGCTTGATTAAATAAATAAGGATTGAGTAAACTATTTACCCAGCGTTTAGCTTCCTTCACAAATGTATGTGGGTATTCTGTACTAGCATCAGTGCATAGCATCCATATAACATTTTGTGGGGTCACTCCTGCCACTCCAGCAGCCTTGCCGTTGGGAACCTTAAAATATACAGAATATGCTGAATTATAAAAAGATTCAATTATTGAAGCCTCTGCACATAAACCAGAAGTCTCCTCTGCCTCACGCCTATCTTCATAGCGTAAGTTCAGACCTACACTTAGAGCTAACTCTGGTGTGCAAGTCTGAATATACTTACCTTCGTACATGTCGTCTTGGGTTGTAAATGCCGTCCCAGCTAGCTGAGATTATAGCAGTAGAAAAAGGGTCGGGTATTTGTATTTGTAAAGTATATTTCTCATTCTTACGTTGTATTGGTACTCTTACACTTTTGGCTAAGTCTGTAGGAGGCTTATCAAATACACTAGAATCAGATAATATACCAGACTCAAATTGTACATAATCATCTATATCTTTAGTTGTATTACCATCAGCATCTACATATGTAAATGGTGAAGTTAGATGAAACTCTAAAGGGCCACCTACACCCATTTCAAAATTAATACCAGATATACGTAAGTCTCCATCTGTATCGTAGGTATTTGAACCTACATTAAAGTAGTATGTTGGTAATTCAATAGTGCTTGTATACCTATATCCTACTGCAATCTGTGCACCAGCAGCAATTCTCATATTATTAAATATTACTTCTCCATGTGTAGTGCCCGATACTACTGTGCTATCTACAGCATCTGCTTGTCTTACTGTACCAGCAATAGAATTACCATCGCTATCATTTCCAGATAAACCAACCATGTAGATATTAGCTTGAGTTCCAGCTGCAGGTACATATGGTATACGTAAAATTGTTCTCTCAGGAGTTGTTGCAGTTTGAGTCTGTGCAGTTATAGCTGTAGGTATTACCATATTATCTAAATGTGCCTCAAACTGTCTTGCAGTTTTAAGTGGCGAACCAACATCAGCTCCTGCACCACCTAGTACATAGGCTCGTTGAGTGTTGGCATCTGCAACATACTCATGTCTACATAATTTGTAACTACCATCATGAAGAGTAACAGTAAAGAAACTACCAGCTGTATATAACATGTGCTGCATAGTTCCCGTAAGTGTCCAGCTATACCATGCAGACTGTTCTCTTTGGTTTCCAGCTTCATAATATTTATAATGATATACTTCATTACTACCTTTTTTACCATAGGTTGTTATACCAATAGCTGCAGAGTTGGTTGATTTTGTTATATCTTTAGGTAAAAATTCTGGTACAACTCTAGTTTGTTCTATAACTCTAGTAGGTGTATCATCATCTAAAACTACAGCTTCAAATGCTCTAGCGTATGCAGATACATTAGATGTAAACAAAATAGAAGTTCCTAAATCAACAGGTTCTATGGTAGAATCACATTCATAACTAGCAATTTTTTTTAACCTAACAGTTTTAGGACTAAATATATCTGATTCTGTAAATAGTAAAAATTGACCATTATCACTAAACATCAATACACCTTTATTAACTGGTAAGGTATGGTTAATAAATGCAGGTTTTACATCTGATACAGTTATATCTATTGGATTATCATCACTAGCTGCTATAGCTGAGACAATAAATAAATTAAAATACTGTCCTGGCTGACTCATTACAATTTGTTCTTCTGCAACTAAACCTAATCTGTTTCTATGAAAAAACATGTTAGTTATTTTTTTACCAACAATAGTTGGAAATGGGTTAGATGTATTGTCACCCACTTGTCTATCTTTCCAATAGTTTTCGTTACCTAATGAATTAGCTGTTGCCTCATCTAACTTTACAAAAGTAAACGTACCATTACGGTTGTTTATTAATGCGTGAGGCATGGTGTTAAGATCAAGACCGTCTATCATTGCATCAACAGCTGCAGTTCCCGCAAAGTTATGAGGACGTATGGTCTCTTCATAACTACCAGATCCAGCAGCTGTGTTTGCATTAGTACCATCAAAACTATCAGCTACAAATGTTACATAGTAATCATCAGTATCTAAATCAGCAGTGTTTGATATTTGAGCCACATAACCATGTTTATTCATAGCAGGAAGTCTAGTAATATCTTGTGCTTTTTGACTTATAACACTCATGTTTTCGTTTACAGCACCACCAAGAAAGTTAGTAGCTGATGCACTTGTTCCTTTTAAGAATAAACCACTACCTATAACATCAGCTGTAACATTACTTAAGTTACTATTTACAGACGATGCTAAACCATTAAGAATGGTAGCCATAGATAAAGTACCATTATCTGGGTTTTTAGGAGTTTTAAAATATCCTATATTTGGTACATCTAAATATGTTGTTACTGGCTCTACTTCTTCAACTGATATTCTATATGGTATACCTTCAATACCTACGTCAATAGATTTACCTTTAGCAACCTGTTGATTAGTTTCTCTAATTAAACCACCATTTTTTAAGGTAACAGTAGCTGTGTAGCGAGTATGATACTCTTGAGTATAACCTAAAAACTCACTACCAGTACCACTAGTTGCGGGTGTTCCACTGGTATCATCACCTTGATAAGTAGCTGTTTGGTTTGCAATATAAGCATTACCATTAACTGTTAGAGTTCCTGTAATCTCATCACAGTTAGTAGCTGCTGATGTTACAGCATCTCCTCCAGAAAAGGAAAACTGTACCATACCAGCATCCTGTGAATCATCGTGGTTTGCATCCCATGTAGGGCCAACTGTAGGGGGGGTTTGAGTGTCATCTATTCTATCTACTTTTAAAGAGGTAACTCTATAATATGTTTTAGGGGTTGGGACGTTAGTGTGATATAAAATATATTCAGTATTATAAGCGACAGTATCCAGCCTCGCATAAGCGTAATCTCCATTTTCTATAGGTGTGGGTACAGTACCAGTACCTATAGCTACAGTTTTATCTGGGTTAGCTATAAGTGTGTAGTCTTGAATTGTTGTTACAGCATATCGTTGATTTCCACTTTGTGCAAGATAACTAAACACAGAATCATTTGCACCATTTGTTAAAGTCTGTTCATTACCAGTTAGTAAGTCCCATATTTTAATAGGTTTAGTGGAAGTACCAACATCACTCTCTGTAATCTGTACTAAAAATTTTTCATCTCCATCTCTTAATATTTCATACCAGTGACCTGTTGAGGTTGCCCCTGATAAAGTTGCTACAAACTCTGCAGGGGGACGTTTCTTAAGACCAAATGTTATATCTGGGACGGCATTATCACATACCCTTAACTGTCCTGGAAATTTTATTTTATCTGGTTGTTGAGATACACCCCCTAGAA